TGTTGTCTTGATAATGAGCTCATTTTTTAAATATAAGTAACTTAATAAACTCTAGGATCTTAAAAGACTGGCTTTTCTTAACTATGTAATACTTTGTAATATTCTTAATCTGTAGTGTAGTAATAGCATTCTGATAACTCTTTGACCACAAAGGTACAATGCTTTTATTCACAAGCTTTTCCACATGCGAGTATTTTTCTCTTTTTTCTAAATAAAAAATATAAATCATTTTATAACCCCGTTTTTAATTAAAAATTGCTCCCAGTCCTTTGCCCATCTGTTAGTGTGTAACTCCTTAATAGCTGTCTCCCGACCTTTTTTACCAACCTCAACAGCTTTTTTATAGTTATTAACAAGTAAGTCATAAATGGTATCCGATGCCGACAAGTAGTTTCTAACTAAGTAACCATTCTCGCCATGCTTAATATATCTATCCGCATCATGGTAGGGAGTAGTTACTATACAACAACCTGACATCATAGCCTCAGTCCTTGCTCTAGGCATAGGGGAGTCCGATGCTGGAAAGAAGAACACCGCCGATCTTCCAATAAAGTCCCTGTACTCATCATAGTTTTTAAATGTTGGTATATTAGACCCAACCCAATATGTCTGAATGCCCTTTTCCTTTAATATATCAATAGTCTTATAAGCTAGGGTTCTATTGTAGGCTCTATCCATACCAGCAGGGGAGAGTACTATAATAACTCTCGGCTCCTTTGGTAGGTCTGAATAAAAATCATTAGGATCTAGACCATGTATAATAGGCGTTCCAAACCCCCACATCTCACCAGCCTGCCTACTATTTACAACCATAGGTATATCGCCAACAAGCTCTTTCATTCGCTTTATAACCTCAGGCGTTTCAAAATCATCATGAATAGGCACCATGTGGTTAATTATTGCTCTTGGTACTTTGCCTCTGGTGACCTTTTCTACATCTACAAATAGCTGGTTTTTAGTACCCTCGCTAATAGAAGTCTGATCCACATGCAATAAAGCAAGGTCATAGTTTTCTTTAGGATCAAAGTGAGAGACCCACTTTGCGTTATCAGGAAATGGTCTGCTTTTTTCACCCCATGTTCTATAAGGGTTTATTAAGAAGTGATACTCGCCGAATAACTTTGATAGCTCATACTGGTGTCCAACATGCCATGCATACCCGAATACCTTAAGCTTTTTTAGATTTTTTGGAATTTCCAATTTCTTTTTTTGCATTTTTAACTATCCCATCAAATTTATTAAGGATCTCTTCATAGCTATACTGCATTGTAAAAGGGATCTCAAAGATCTTTTTACAGTTAGTGCAGATATAGTGTCCATAACCAAGCTTTTTTAGTGTCTCGCATTCACAAAGTATTTCCTTTGTAAAGTCAGCCTCATAGTCTTTGCCCTTTCTATACACCTTACCTGTCTTGTCATCCTTAACTTCATCGGGTAGCTGAGCGTTAAGTTCATCAGCCCTTTTTCTCATCTCTTTGTTGTTTTTGGAATTGTATTTCTTATTTCCCATACATCTTATATAGTAACATCTTTGCCTTTATAATACTATCTCTTTTTAACCATTTTGACCTACTTTTAACAAAGCTACTTGCTAGAGCCTTGTCACAGCGTTTCAGATCCCAACCTTGAGCTTCAAGTCGGGTTCTAATCTCCTGAGTCATACCGCCGTAATAGGTTACATTGCCGTTAAACATACCAGCTTCAATAAACTCTTTGCGAGGGAATAGCGAGAAGTTCTCAACAAAGCTTTTGGGATAATTATCCTTAACTCCCCACAGAGCTGTTTTCTTTTTTACAATGCCTTCATACATATTCACCATCTCAACTACAGCGTCCTTGTTTAAAGAAAGCCTATCATCTAAAAATAAAATATAGCTACCAAATGCCTCAATAACACCCTCATTTCTAGCCCTTGCTAAACCATAACCACACTTTTGTTGGTATATGTGTCTAATAGGCATTTTAGATACACTTTTAAAAGCTTTAACAGTAGCTCTGTTTTTTATGTATTCGCCGTTATCCGAGCCGTCATCAACTACTAATACCTCCATATCTTGATATGTTTGAGCCCCAACACTAGTTAACACAGTAAGTAGGCTTTCTGATCTATTGTAGGTAGGTATTACAACACTAACTAAGGGTTTCTGATATACTGATGAAAAATAAAGCTTTGCGTATTTGTAGGCTGTTCTATCGACACCCCAGTTTTTAACAGTGTCCCAACCAGCCTCCCGATGCTTTAACCTTAGCTTTCTATTACTCATAACCCTTTTTAGGGTATTTGTCCACAATTCCACATCATCAGGCTGTCCTTTAAATATGGTCATATTTTTTCCATTATGAAGCTCTGGCACATGCCCTATCATTCGGGTTACTACAGGAAGTCCGCAAGCCATACTCTCTAGTATAGGCAGTGTACCTGACTCAAAGTTATCCACACTATTACAAACATGTACCGCTGAGGTTCTGTATAACTCTCTAAGCTTCTCATCGGGTATATTTTGATGAAAGATAGCACCCTCATCTAAACACTCTTGCCAGTAGTTAGCGTCAGAGATATTTCCTACTAAAATAAACTTGTATCCGAGCTTTTTGCAGGCTTTAGCTACAGGAAGCACACCCTTTTTAGCCTCAATCCTATTAGCTACCATCAACACAGATTCCTCTTCGGTATATCTCTCACCTGCAGTCCAGTAGGCTAAATCAACCCCGTTATGTATTAGATGGGAGTCATAATCTCTGCTTTTAAGTATAGTTTCATTATTTACCACAGTGTGGGTATAGTCATCGGCGTTAGTATCTAGAGCGTTATAAGGGTTATGATGTGACAGTATAGCAGGCTTACCCTTTAAGATCTGAGGGTACTTTTCCCTTAACATTTCACCTGACTTGTAGTAGTAAAAATGAATAATATCACTTTGCATAGCAAGATCCTGATATATGTAAAGTTGCTCAGGCGAAGGTTTTTTAGGATGTACAGGTAAAATATTAATATCAAATAGATGATTGTAGCGTTTCATCCCCTTAGCTAATCTGTCTATAGCTGAGTCAGGTTTATCAACAACAATTAGTATTTTCATATATTAGGTCTAAGCAGTGCGTGTATATCGCCCCTGCTATTAGTTAATAAATTTAAAACTTCCCAAGCCTTAATACCATAAACGGACTCTATGTTTTCATTCTCTAAATGTTTAAATGCCTTCTCAGTATAAAAACTTCTATGCGTTAACACAAAAGCACCCTCACTTTTAGTAGCGTGAGGCACTATTATTTTAAGCTCGCCATCCTTAGAAAGCACCCTCCAACACTCATTTAAAAAGTTTATAGCTTCATCATAAGTAAGATGCTCTAAAAAATGCTGACAATGTATATAGTCAACCCCCATATCCTTAAAGGGTAAACCCTCTCTAACATCACAAACAAAGTCTTGACCGAAGTCTTTTAAGTCGAGACCCTTATAGCCATACTTTTGCAGATATTCTCGCCATGTCTCACCGCACCCGATGTTTATTTTCATTTTTTATATTTTAAAACTTTCTCAAACACTCTTGCATAAGCACCTCCCATATTAGCCAGCGTGTACTCAGACTCGACCTTTGCCCTAATATGCTCATGGTTTCCAAGTTGTGCTACTGCACTCATCATTTCTATACCGCCCATATCAACATAGTTTATAGGCACCCCAAAAGGACTTATTAACTCATGCTGACCTCCGTAAGCCTGATATAAAACATTCAAACCGCAAGCCATAGCCTCTAAAACAGTATTACTGCAGGCGTTTCCATAAGCTGTAAATATTAAAGCATCGCAGGATCTATATAGGCTGGCAACAGCTTTTTTATCTACAAACGGCTGAGGTATATATAATATATTTTCATCATTCCTAAACTCAAAATCATAATCAACCCACTCTTTAGGGTAGCCCTTACCAGCTAAAACTAGCAATGGATCACCTGTACCATTTTCTCTAGAGTAGGCTGAGTACTCTCTAAAAAGATGCACCACCTCTTCGATTCTTTTAGCAGGATCTGAGCTGGATAAAAAGAATAAAAAGCGAGGTGATAGGTCTCTCATTTTTCTATGCTGTCCGAATAAAAGCTCAATCTCTTTATCTAGGTAGGTATCGCCATCAGGAGTAAATATTTTAGTATCAACTCCGTTATAAACTATACTGTGACTTTTTTCACCTGTATGAGGTACTAACTGTGGGTATATGTGATTTTTTGCCCACTCGCTTTGAAATATCATGTGATCTGAGGCTAAAGCACAGGCAAGTAGTCTCGCCCAGCCCTTCCCCGAGTTTCTATGATCGGGAGGTAGATTATCAATCCTTAAAACAAAGGGTTTATCCTTGTACTTCTCTCTAATTTCTTTGAGGTATTTTCTAGTAAGCATTGTTGCACTCGGTATTAGTACAACCTCTGACTCTTCTATATTATCCGTTATAACAAGTCGGGGAGTAGATTTTTTTAAGTTATCTACAAAAGTCCAGCCCCCCCCAATCTTGCCTTTGGATTCTTGTGCTAAAAAAACTTTAATTGTTTGCATCTCGGTTCCCAGCAATTATGCTGATGATTTTTTGTATATCTTCCTCAGTATAAAGTCTGTGACCACCTATTGTCTTTTTAGGTTCAGGAATTAGACCAGCCTTCTCATACTCTCTTAGAGTTTTAACTGAAGAAGGTAACCCAAGCTCCTTTAGAGCCTTAGACAATGCAGTGAAGCCTTTTGTGTATTTTTTTGTTGCAACTGTTGTATCTTCCATATTTATATCCAATTTTAACTATTTTTACCCATAAGTCAATCTATAGGACTGATTTAATGGCTTTCTCAGCGTCATCTACGCTTCGGACTACAAAATATAGCCCACCAGCCCCCTCTATTTGCTCCTGTGCGAGCTTTTGCACCTCAGTCTGGTAGTTTCCTTGTCTTTTAACTTCTAAGCCCACAAATCGCCCGTTAGCACATACAATTATATCAGGCATGCCCCTCTTGGCGTTTTTAATATAACCCTGCGTGTGTACTACTCCCCTGCTCTTTGTATAGTATCTGCGAGTAACATGACCTTGAAAGCTATTGTTTCTGAAGGCATAAACCACCCCTTGATTCTCAAGTAACTGCAGGTAATGTAGTATAGCTTGCTGTATTTGTGTCTCTTTCATTTTCTCGGTATTTTTAACTCTGTAATATGCTCTTTACTAAGCCTCATCCAGTCCTCCTTTGGTATAGCGTAGCAGGGTTTTTTACCCCAATAAGGAGATGGTAACATCTCAGGGTATTTGCTCATAACCACATCACACTTCATAAGTACAAATCTATCGGGAGTCGACATATACAACCTCCCTTCTTTTTGCATAACAAGTTGTATTCCAGAAGGTCTCAAGTACCAATAACCATGTGATAAAAAATAACTACTTGTAGCTTTTATGTGGGTAGCCTTGACCTCGAAGGGTATCGGCTTATTGTTGTCTTTACCACCCCACCAAAGCGTGGCGTCTTCAGTCATATCTATCTCCTTTGACCACATAGACTCATCTTTATACTCAAACTCACACTTAACCTTGTAAGTAGCAAATAAATAATCTAATAATCCTCCCATAGCTACCTTACCTCGCCTGTTTCTTAACTCTAAGTTTTGCTCTAACTCATCATAAGACCTGAGCTCTTTGGCAAACTTTAGAGCATCATCTACCGCCGACATTACTAGAAAGGTAACCCAGTATTACCGCAAAGGCTGAGGTTACAACAGCCTCTAAACCTAACAAGTTATAAAATAGCGTGAATATCAGAGCATACATTATTGTAAACAGAGAGAATATAGCCAAGTCATAAAAAATAGAGGTTCCTTTCTCAATTTTTATTGTTGCAAAGTGTACACACTCATCTGTAATATTCTCGGGATTAAAGCCAATTTTTGGTTTTAATTTTGACTTATATCCCCGAGTGGGTAACCCAGCATACTTCCTAAAACCGAAGTCATTATAAAGTCTGTTGTAATCATACTCCTTAAGGGTTCTTAAATCAGGACAGGCTTTAAACTCTTTTAAATACTTTCTAATAAGAGCTTTGTTTTCTTTTCTTAACATATTTTTTTAAATAAATTTAATAATTAGTAGCTGGGATCAACCCTATTAAGCAGGCTCACCAGCTTTGCCTCAAACCTCCCGTTGAGTTCTCCCTGCCCCAGCATTTACTGCCACTTTATATGCTTACCGCACCTGCGACATTCATAGTGACCCCAATCTATCCAGCCTCATTTAATACTGAGGTGACAATAAGGACACAGCCTGAGTATTCTGTAAAGCCACAGGTTTATAAAATCTTTAATCGAAGTTATAAGGTTTTTAATTCTTTTTATCATCCTTAACCCTTAAATATAAAATTTCAGTAACTTGTGTTTTACCCCCCTCGATCTCTTTTTTCTGCTCTAGCTTTAGCACATCCTTTGCCTTTTTTATTTCCTGATTAAGCTGTTTCTCAGTAGCATAGTAGTTATCCGTAAACTTGTATTTTTTCATTTTTACAGTGCTAAAAGTCCCATACTTGCATTTTAAAGGCTTAGATAGATCTTTTATTTCATCAATAATCTGATCCTTAACGGAGTTTAACTCTGTGTTTATAGCCTTTAACTCTTCACTAAGCTTCTCGGATTTTGTACTTAGCTTTTTATATAATGCGTACTTGTCTGCCATAATTAAAAATAAATTTGATAATACCTCTCACATAAAACACCCATTAAAAACCCTAATGTAAGAAGCCCAACCCAAACTAAAAAGTTCTGAGCGAAATTCAACATTTCATCTTCACCCATAAATACCCTTGTGAGACTTGGTATTAGGATCTAGCCATAAGGTTTCTATGCCCCCGACCTCCTTACCCTCCAAATAAAGCCTCATTAACTTAGTAACATCGATGTGCAGTTTTTTACCCTTTGTCCTGTTTCCATTTTTTTCTATAAATACAATGTCCGTTTTCATACTAACTAGGCTGTCAAGATCAATAACTATATATTCAAGCTTTAGGTTTTTGCTTTTTTTCATACTCCTTGTAACTTTTCTCGGTTACATGGATGTACCCAAGCCTGTCTGCTTTTTTGTGTCTAGGTTTATATATCTGACAGTTGTAGTAATCCTTATGACCTTTTTTAACTATTACAAACATTTTTTATAAACTTACATCCCCTGTCTACACCAAGCATCCTGCCCAAATACCTGATGCGTGTAATGACAGGGAGTGTAAATCTATAAAGCCTTTACCTCCACCTCGCATAAATCTCCACAGCCTATTGCGTTTTTAGTAGCCAAGCCCAAGTCTATAATCCTGTTTAGTTTTTCAAATCCGCCTGTGTCTGTAACCTTAGCCGTTACGCTTTGCCCGTTTGAGATGTTTGTTATCTCTACATAGCTATTTAAAGGAGCCTTGTTAAAAGCTACAGTCAGCTTTGTATCATCCAAAGGCTCGCCATTTGCCATTGTTAGTGTTGGACTGCACCCTACACACCCCTCTCGGCTATAGTAACTCGCTGTACCCGACCAGATTCGGTCATTTTTGAGCGAGGTTTTATCCTCGAGCTCAGTATTGAGCGTGTCCTTTTCGGGTACTACCAAATCAATGTTTATTACAGGGTTTATGTAGTTTGTACTCTTTAAGCTTTTACTGACCCTTAATAGGTTTATTAAAGTTAGTATATTGAATACTAGGGTTAGTGTGGTTAGTATAAGCAGTGTTACTGGCAGGTTTTTATTCATTTTAATTAGCTTGCTCCAATTTTTCTAAAATATTTCTGCCTGTTGCATTTAACGTAGGCTCATCCTCTGTGTCCTTTACAAAGTCGGATAGTAAATCTATTAGTATCTCTTGTTCCTTTTTTGTTAGTGCTAGGTTCATGTTTTTAATTAACTTTGTACTATATACAGTATTACCTATTTTTATCTATTTGTCAACTTTTTCCCCGACTTTCTTTTCACTAAAATACTTATAAGCTAGGGATCCATATATAACGGCAAAAGGTATCCAAAGCAATGGGAATATTAAAGCTAATATTATAAATAAAAGCGTTAAACAACCGCTTAAAACCTTAGTATAGTCCTCCTTAAACTCGCCATAGCTTGTTTTAGTTTGTTTATTCATCGATTTCATTTTGCATTTCAAAATTAGTAATAGCGTCTCGCAGTTTGTTACGCCTACTATAGACACTCCGACCATATTTGCTTTTAAACATAGTATCTGTCATCTCCTGCAACTCTAAAGTAAGCTTCATCTCATACTTTTTAGCTTTTAACAAATTCTCAGGTGTTATTTTAAACTCCCTATCCTCTAAAGGTTCTTTTTTGTTTAAAGGGTTATAAGGCATATCCATAGTTATAAATTAGCCAAGTAAAGCAAGTTATACTCAACAGGTAATCTAAGCCTAATTGCTATTCTAGAGGCATCGCTTAAACTTGATAAAAGCTTTCTTTGGTTAAATACATCAAACATAGCAAACATATACATAAAGTTATCACTAACATTTCTTAGGTCTTTTACTTTGTTTATTTTTTCAGATGCGTACCCATAAGTATCATCATAGCTTTTCCATATTTTGATAGACTCTTTTTTCATCTCATTAAAAACTTTATCTTTAGGAGGCTGGTAGTAAAGATTTAAGTCCTGCTTCATTTTTTATCCTCAAAATATAAATCTTGGTACTTGGTAGCTTGTGCAGTGTAATCCTTCCAGTGATCCAAGTCCCAGTTGTTATTAGCTTTATAAACCACAAAAGCCACCTTAGTCTCATTATTAAAACTCTTAATCTTGCCAGTTTGGTTCTTTAAACTTGGCTTGTAAATAACCCACCTACCAATATCCTTGTCAGTAAGTTTTGTTATGTTTTTCATTTCTGAGTCCTTCTATCCTCCCCAACCAACTTTATAATTTCGCACATTTCTACAAGCCTACTCGCAAACCTCTCACCATAACTTTCAGCTATTTCTGATACTGACAGGTTTGTAGTTATAACTGTAGATTTCATGTAGTTGTATCTGTGGTTTATCACCAAGTACAACTGCTCCTTAACCCAATCCGATGCCTTTTCTGTACCCAAATCATCCAAGTATAAAATATCGCTATTCATCATGTTATCTATAAAGCTGGGATGTGCTGGTTTGTCAAACTCTTCTTTTATCCTCCTAAGCACATCAGGTACTGTTAAAAACTTCTTGTTAACCTTAGGGATATAACTCTGTGGATTTTTATCAAAGTAGGCTTCATCAAAATTTACAGTTCTTATAACCTCGAAGTTTGAAAGCATATCTGCTAAAAGTATCTCTAGCAAAAGCCTTGTTTTGCCTGTACCCACGGTGCCTGTAATTAAAAAGCTTTTACCGCCCTTAGCCTCTATGTAAAGGTTAGTATTAGGCTTTAAGTCTTTAAAGCGAGGAGGCATTGCTTTTAAAAGAATGTTTAAGTGTTCTTTGTTTGTTTCCATACTATTACCTATTTTTACTTGTTTTTAATATTAAGTCAACTAAAACTTTTTAAACCTATCTGTGCTCTCATTAGCGTGGTTTGAAGGCTTCTTATTGCCATTACTTTTGTTTAGTAGCCTATCTATAATCTCATCCGAGCGTAGAAAATAATCAGGGTTAGCTACCCAGCCCCTGTCATTTGCCCCGTTATAAAATGGCGTTTGCGACATTATTTCCAAAGCCTCGACCAGCTTTTCATGTGTGTATGTTTTCAACCTTGCCTTGTATTTAATAAACCTGTTATTTGTAGCCTGATAATTTGTCGAGTAATTTTCATTAAAAAGCCCCATTAATTTCTTGTAATTTTTTCGATTTTTTCTATATATTTTTGATTTATGATTTATGATTTCTGATTTATGACTAGTCTCAAGACTAGTATCGATAGTAGTATCATTTGCCTTTGTTACGCCTTTAAAGTAAGATTTTATCTTATCAGGAATTTGAGCTAATTCTTTACTATATGCGACCTCATTTTGAGGTGAGTTTCGATACTTATTTTGCTCCTCAGCATTCACCACATAGACCCACCCATTGTAAAAATATATCTTGCCAGTTTTTTGAAGTTCAACTTTCGCTTTCTCGAGTTCTGAGGCAGTGAGTTTAGTCTGATCCTGTATAAAAATATCTTTAAGCTTAAAGATCCCCGACATATTTATATACTGACAGGTTAATAGATAAATCCACAAATGCTGAGCATCTTTGGATACACTCTCCACCGCATCATCATCCCAAAAGCGTGTCTGAATAATGCGTGTTTTCATAGCTTTTAATAACTAAATTAATAATCTAGCTATAAGGTATATTACCAGATATTACTAGGTAAAAGTAGCAAGTAATGACACCCTATAGATTGGGTTAGCGTGGGATGGGTATTTGTTGGTTAATGTACTAGATGCTAACCCTTTAGTGCTCTGCCTATAACCCACCCCACAACCTAAATTTATATATTTTCAGGTATCTCATCAGGTGATACATCTTCATTCCCAGCCTGTACCTCAGGCTCAGGTTTTGAGGGCATCTTCATAACTCGCTCTATAATATCCGATGCAACTTTTTTGCCGTTGTTCGCTTTGTTAAGCTGTGTAAAGCTTTCGAGCTTATACCAGCCCTTTACCATCTCCTTAAGCTCCTCCGCCTCATAACCCTTCTGTACCCCTAAACCAAATATCATTTTTTGTTGAGATTCAGTCATGCCCCCTGCACCAACTGCTGGTTTACTTTGCTGTGTGGTACTTTGTGAAGGTCTAGCACTTGAAGTAGCTGTCTGCTTTTTTCTGTCATACTTTGTACTGGTATTACCTCCGTCATTTTCGGGATCATCTGAAGAGGCTAGTAAGAATGTGTTTATTAAGAAGTACTTTTTAGCACCTGTGTACGCTTTGTACACACCTTTATCGAGTGCGTCATAACCCTCCCCAATAAATGATCTATCTATATAAACCCCTGTGTCGCTATCGCATAATCTAAATTTAACCTTAATTCTTGTTACTTTTCTAACTCCTCGAGAAGTTTCTACATCTCTTACATCCATTTTTTCTAACTCAGGTAATACTACTAGCCCAGCCTTTGCAATAGCCTCTCTCATGTGCTTAACAATGTCTTCATCCTGTGCATAAGTATAGTTCTGTTCATTATTTTTTCCCGTCTTTTGTGCTACTGCCTCTGTATCCTGCATGACCTTTGAGATCTTTTTATATAGGCTTGCCATATCTTTTGCAGAAAATGTATCCTCTTGATTTTTAGTAGATATCTGGTCTGATTTTGTTTCCATGTTCTATCACCTCCTCAGGTTTTAAACTTAATAATTCGATCATCTTATCCTTACCTTCTAGACACAGTACTGTGTACATTGCAAAAGTCCAACTGTGCCTTGTATTATTTGGAGTCCTCAATACTACATCTACATAGTGCTTAATAAACTTATAAGCTTCATACTGGTTAAAAGTATCCACTTTAAAGCATCCGCAACCTAAAATCTCTCGGATTCTATTTTTCTGACTCCAAGTGATCGGTTCTTTTTTCTTTTTTTCGATAAAACTTTGTATATCTTTATTTTGCATTTTGGTATTTTTTTAACTCTTTATAAAATAACTCATCAAGCTCACTTGCTGTTTTGGATGTTTTGACTGTAATCATCTCATTGTTTTCCTTCTTAACTATTCTCAGGCTGTACTGACCATCTAATTCCAGTATGGCTATGAGGTAGTTTTTGGTTTCATCCTGTTTAATTACTGACATTTTTATCACCCCCTTTTATTAAATCTCTTACAAATACTGCCTTTTCTAACTGATCAAAAAGTTTAGGTCTTAAATAAAAGTTTTTTACTGTGAGGCTATTAATTTCAGAGGTGATTACTTGTATGTAATAGTTTAAAAGCTGAAGCGTAATGTATCGGCGTATTTTAGATTTGAGCAAAGCATAGTGTTTCATACACTCCCTATTTTTACCTATTTTTAATATTAAGTCAACTGTTCAGATTCTTGTGATTAATAGGGTAGCTATCGCCCGTTGTATTTAAGTAAAGCCAGTACATTTCATCGGCTATAGCTAGTAAGTGCTGGTCGAAGTCTGTATTCCAGTAAGTAAGGTTTTGCTCTACTCTTTGACCTCTTCCCTCAAAAACTTTATCAAAGGAAGTTGGCTTTTCCTTACCCCTGTAGTTACGCTTTGCCCAAGCTATATCAGGATGTACTACAGGTACAATGTCATTATGCCAGTCTAGGGAGCCTTTGTAACCATCGCCTATATGGTGACCCGTACACAACGGGATTAACAGTCTGGGATCATTATCTACAAGTAAACCTTCGGTTTCAAAAGCATATCTTTTAGGAATAATGTGGTGTATGTGAATATCTGACCCACCACAAGGGCAGGCTAACTCATCACCCCACTGGTCTACTTTATAAACAGGAAATAAACACTTTGCTTTATTGTTGTGCTGATGATATTTTTCAGGATCCTTTCCAAGTATTCGGGTATGCCAGTATAAAGCACCCGCTCTTTTGACCCACTCCCTTTGGTTTTTAGTAAGCCCAAGCTTAACCTCCTGACTCTCGCCTTCTACAAAGTCCGCCTCAAAGCACCTTGTCCATTGCCTTGAGTAAAGCATAGTCTATATAGCGACCTCTTTTGGTTTACTAGGATCTTCTTTTGCAAATAGGTATTTAACGGAGTAGACACCGCCTGCGGAGGCTCCCATTAGTAATCCCTGTAATATTAAAACTAAAGGATCTGCAGTACCTATATTTAAATAAAGGTTTGCCCCAATACCAGCAACAAGGTTAATAAGCACAGTCCATTTAGATTCTAAGCCAAACTCAGACTTTAATATTTGGTTAACTATAAGCAAAGATGTTACTATAAGCCCTGTTTCTGCAGTATTTTTTAGTTGATAGTTCATAATTATTTATTAAACAACTTACTAATTAAAAGCCTAATCAAGGTTTCTACATCCATATCTTCGCATTTTTTAGACTTACATGTTTTTAACTCATCCAGTGTGGTGTCTAATTTACCCTGTACCCCGTCCAATTTACTCGCCGTTGTATTTTTTTCATCTGTAAGCGTATTGATACTATTTTGATATTCTAGCTCCTTAGAATCGAAATTAGAGGTCATTTTTTCTACTTCTTTTTTATGCTCCTCCATTACTAAGCCTATTTGCTGATTACACTTTATTTGCTCATCAACCCTCGCATCAAAAACCTTCTGTTCACATTCTTTTTCCTCATCAATAAGCTGTTTTTGTAGTTGTAGCTTTTCCTTCTTTTCCACTTCCCACTCATTAAAGTAAAACTCTACTGTTCTTTTATTACCCTCAAAGTTCTCTTTTGGTACTTGGATAACCTTTAACTCATCCCAAGTTATAGTTGGAGGATCTAGTACACCACTTTGTGCAGGTACTTTTCCCTCATAAATAATATACTGGTAGATGACCTTGCGTACTGTATTACTAAAACCCTTTATATACTTCTTTAAGCTGACAACTCCACCGCCCAAAGGATCTGCAATAGTTATATCTGCCTCATCATCAGGATTATATCCTATAGCTAATACATAATGCATATCTAAATCAACTGTATTAGGGTTATAGTCAAGTTGAATCATTACAGGGTAACCTTTATCTAAAGCACCTTTTATTTCATTCATTTGCGTTTCTGACAAAGGACTCGGAGTTCGGGTTAGCTTTTCAGTGATGCCTGAATAAACTGCATTTATACCACCCCAAACATACAAACCACCACCAACAAACTTATTTTTGCTTTTTAGCTTTTGGTTAATAGTAGAAGGAGTATCCTCTTTGCCGTAGTATTTAGAAACCATCGCAATGCAGGTTATTAAACAACCATAGTTGTGAATGTTATAAGGGTATTGTGTATTAAAACCAAGCATCTCAGTATTCCACCTTGCATCCCACTGACTGTATATTGTTGGAATTCTAAGTCTCATAAATAGATAATATCACTACTTAATGTCCAGAGCAAATACTGTGGAGTCTATAATATAGTGCTTAATGTTGTTTTTATACAGATATCTATGATCCCACCTTAGGTAATAAGACCCCTCCCTGCTCAAGTTACACGGTACTTGCCACCTGTAACTCACATGTTCAGTCCCCTTCTTAGCAAAAGTATCAACCCTTTGAGTGGAAGGTTCAATAACAACAGCCTCATCACCTACCTTAATTAAATATATTTTAGCAGAAACAGTTAGGTCAGTGTCTATAAGAGATGTTCTTGTAAAAGAATAGTGTACATACTCGCATGGTTTAACAACCTGCTCTTGCAGGGGGATGACTTCTTCATGTATATAAAAATACTCCCTATTATCAAAGTTTTTATAGTAGAAATCTGTAATAGAATTACTTGCAATGATAAAAAGTAAACCAAACGTCAGGGAGTGTATTATCCTAATGCCGATTTTATCTTTTTTTAACCTATCGCAGTCTAATATGTCACAAATATGTAATTTCATTTTATTAAGTTTACTTCTCATTTTTAGGTCTGTAAAAGAAAAAGCCCACTATTGTTCCCATAATTCCGTAAAGTAAAGGTGATGTCTCATATTCTACACTTGCAATGTCAACTAATATAGAAACTGTAAAAACAAATGTTACAGCAGATAATACTACAACAAAGGGTTCTAACTTTAAATCTGTTTTAATTGTTACTTTGTGAAGAGTGTACCCGACAGGAAGTCCCAAACAAAAACCTATTATTGCACTAGTTAATATTGTTAATGTAACCATTGTCTTATTTTATCAGCAACACAGTTTATTATAGAAGTACTTACTGCAAAGAAATAGCCAAAGATAAAACCTGTTAAGAAAAATCCCATACTATTTAGTGCTGTGTTGTATGTATCCATAAGTATCTAAATTATATGAGTTTGTTGTGTTATGCACAAGCAGGGGTAGTTTGTCTACATTATAATGCAGGTGATTTTATGCATTGCGATGCAGGTAGTTCAGAAAAAGGCTTTGTTAGTATGGTTTATTACAACAAACTAAAAAGCAGTATTATTGGTTTAGTCTAGTAAACTGTGTTTTGCAAGGCTTTTGTTACATCTAAGACATCCTCCTGTTGGTACTTCGCACTCACAAACTAAACAGTACATAGCAAATTGTGGACTTCCATTTAAAAATGCCCCCTTACTGACTAAATAAAGATTATCAGGTAACCCTTCTCTTGGCTCTAATATAATCTTTTTACCTTTTAGTTTTCCGTCCTCAATAATTCCTAGTTTCATTAGGTTAGTTGCCCTATTGCTATCCAAGAATAACCATAGTTTCTGTTATTGGTAGAAGCTACAGTTTCATTAATATGTCTCTTTTTAGCGGTGAACCCTGTAGTGGATATAGAGGATGTATAAGAAAACAACCTTTCATCATTACCTGTAAAACTGTTTATGTCTGATACTGCACTATCTGTATAGGATAAAGCACTCACCAAAACTACAGGCAACTCTGAGAAGGTTATTCCAAAAGTAACTGTGTCATTTATTATACCATTAACACCATCACCAACAACATACCCCCACCCAGTTAAAATAACAGTATTATTTTCATAAGCATTTGTTGTCTTGTCTTGTCTTAAAACCTTAATTTTAACTAATTTATTCACTCCTGCATTTATTACAGTGTGATCCCCTACATTATCCTCACCAATTTGCATTGCATCTGAGGTGTCAACTTTAACAAGGTTCATATTTACTGACCCAGCTACATTCTGACCTGCGAGAGACTTGTTGTTATTCAAAAGTAAACCCTGACTAGCGTGAGAGTCATAGGCTTGGTCATTTGCGATCATATTGTCCAGCTTTGCCTCAGTAATTACATCTCCCGATGTCCAGGTGACCGCTGTGTATGTTGTTGCTCCAAGTGATGCTGACATATTTCTATTTTACTCTTTCTAACTTAAATACACTATCTTTTTTATTAAAATGCTTACCTTCAGCCTTACTATTTCTTGTATCTACACCACAAGAGCACTCTATACCAAGCTCCCCATCCTCAGGGTTTATGTTAGGTGTTAAACCTCCAAACCACTCTCTTCCATCGGTAGATACTACATAATGAAAGTTACACCAGTCAGTAAGGTTCTTATCAGTAGCATGTATATAGCCTACTAACTCACCGCAATTTTTACAAATTATTTTATACTGATCCATCCCTTTTTTATTGTGTCTAGGGCAGTCAATAGTCTTTTTTTGTGCTACATATACCCGCCTTTGTACATCGGTCATTAGTGACATTTTTTTCTTTTCATTTAAAACAAGGTTAGCACACCCACACTTAGGCTTGTCCGCAGGTAAAAATCCTACAATAACCTTTCTGTTATTTTTGTTGTGACCTTCCACTGCTGTAGTAATTCTAGTTTGCAAAGATGTGGATACTTTTCGGGTTTCCTTTTTTGTAAGGACAATAACCTTTCTTTTTTCCTCGATTTCTTTGTTGAGAGCTTTTTTAGTAGTTGCTTTATTACCCATATTTATATATTAGCACTAGAGTTAAACTTTATAAAACAAATATTATCCTACCCTTAACGGAGTAAACCTTATCGCCACCCCCACCACCTGTTATTTTGTGCTGTAACTTGATAGTTTTCTCACCGCTTTCAGGTTTAGTAATCTCACTAGATCTGACCCTTTCTGCAGATGTTTGTGTAGTAGTTACCTCAGCGTTTGTCATATCAGCCGAGTCAGTTACATTGTAAAGCTTAAAAGACCCTGTCCCACTATCTACATAACCTTGCACCTCTAAAAACATTTTGTACCCTATATACTGACTAAAATCTATGAGTACATTAGCACCCTCAACATCCTGATAGCTACTCTGATCGGTATTTTTGTTAGAGCATAAGTCGATATAAAGCTCCTCCTGAATACCTACATCCTTAAGATTTCTATTAACTGTGTCTTTTCTAACTATCTCTTCGGTTATTGGCATAATTAAGGTGATACTACATCTGACCCATCAACTAGTGATGTGCCAACAGTAGCGTAATTGTCATACTCATCATCGGTAACCTCTCTTAAGTATAAGTCCTGAGTAAATCCTGTGTCTAACTTTCCAACTATTCTCATAACTCTGTAGTTTTTATAAGTACCTAAGTCTTGATCTTTAACCCTCACCATATCTCTAAGCTGTAGCTGAGGTACACCTTGCACCACCAGCTTTATTCTTCTTTTAGGATCCGAGTACTTAGTAATAATAGAGTTAGCCATATACTCAGCAAAGTCCTCATCATCTATAAAGTCATTGTTTAGCTCAAACTGTTGCTCCCCATATTTATCTATAGAGGATTGGTCATAAGCCACCCTTGTTATTTCGCTAGTAGGCAAGGCTCCTTTACCCCTAAGCCTTAAAAGGTTTAAATAAGCAGGGTTTGCATTCGCATTATCTATAACAAGCTTAACAGTAGTTGTAAAAAGTGTCGCAGTAACAGTAATATCCGAGCTTATGTCTGTACCACCCCCTGCAGTTGCTGTGTAAGCTTTAAAATCTATATCCTGTGCTGGTGTAGTAAGCTCTGTGACAGGGTTTTCAAACTGAGCCCATATTGTTTTAGACCCCGACCCATCTATCTGTTCCTCTATACCATTACGCCAAACCTCAATAACTTCATCTTTAACCGTTCGGGGAGTAGCTTTTACAAGTACTCTATTTATTATTTTAGATCCCTTATCCTCAGCCCAAGATATTATATGTGAGGGTTCAATGTCCCATATAGGCGAGTTATAAGGACTTTGTCCGTAATGATTTCTATTTTCAAATCTAAGAATCCCGTTTTCATCCTGATAAAACACAGCATCCTCAGCCTCACATATTTTCTTTATTCTCTCGCCAGCTGTTTGACCTTTTTCAAACCAAGCAAATGCTATTGTGTTCTTACCTAAGTCCAGAGTGTATTGAGCAGACCCCAAACCTACATCTGTAAGTATGCTCTCTATTATTTCATCGGATCTTTGGTTTTGGTAAATAGTACTTTCTAAAGGATACTCATTTAAAAACCTTACATAGTCATAACAAGTTATATCAACAGTCCTCTGCTCTTTGCTCTCCTCAGGCATTAGGGATAAACCCTTAAATACATCCACCATTTTTCCTATAGATAGTACTTCAAAGCCTATTTTAGCGTGTGTTGGTCTATTCGGAAGGATAGCTGTTCCAATAGTAGCATTAGCCTCAGGAGTATATCTTTTGTCCATATTGGATAGTTTTACATCGAGGATCGCCATCGCCAAACCACCCATAGGCTCTATTAACACTCTATCATAGCTTATAGACATTACATTTTCAGACTCATCGGAGTATTCAAAAGCATCGCTTGGAGTTACTGAGGATATAAGACCTTTAACAAAATCCTCGCCATCAACAACAGAGGTTCCCACAATGCCAAACACCCCTGCACTTGTATTGCGTAACCATGACACCTTTAACACATACTTCAGCTTTCTTACAGTAGCTGTAGTCATAGAATTAAATGCTGTCCATATTGACTGCGATGATTGTGATCTTCCTTGCATAATAATTTAACTAACTTCAGTAAGTATTAGGGTAATGTCCTCCCTGTAATCCCCACCTTTATTATAGGCTCTCCTTTGCATATCTACTAAAACGGATGTTGTATTTACTGTGAGGTTTGTTTCGCTAACAGCAAAATCTAAAGCACTATTTTTTTCATATTCGGTCATTATGCTATTAACCTGTGACTGGGTTAGCCTTCTAAATACCAAAGTAAAAACTTCTTTTTTTGTAATAATGTCCTCTTTAGTAGTACCATCCAACATACTGTGCTTAGTACCCACCTTAACTGGATCCCGATAAAATTCCTGTGGGTTTGGTAATGTAATTGCTCCTAATGTGTACATACTATCCTCCCATATATTGAGCAACAGTTTTATTCTGTGACCCAGCTAAAATTACTAATTGTGCATATAACTCCTCAGCCATTTGTCTAGCCTCTGCTCTAGAGCCCATAAAAGCACCTGCGTTTAAGTTTATTTGAATAGAAGCACCTCCACCGCCTGAAGGAGCTCCTCCTCCACCGCCTGATGGTCTTTGAGAGTGATAGGGTATAACCTCTTCACCGCCATGTACTACTGCAAGCTGAGGTTTACCCATAGCTCCTGGCACCATACCACCAAATTGAAAACCCTCTATTTTTAACTTAAAGCTCTCGCCAGCCCTAACACCTGATTGGAAAGCTCCGACTATTTTATCTCGCACCTTCCTAGCTAGATCACCAATAGCGTTTAAAACCCTCTCAGGCAGTGTAGCAAAAAAGTTAACCGCACCATCGACCATAGCCTTCGCTCCGTTTATAACAGTAGTTTTTAAGTTTTCCCACACCTCAGTAACCTTTTGTTTAGTACTCTCAAACCAAGCCCCTGCTCTAGCAGGCAGTGTAGCTATAAAACTTACTATACCTATAACCAAAGCACTAGCTAAGTTTACAAGAGTCTCTTTAGTAGATTCAAATATTGCTGTAGCCCTCTCTTGCATGTTCTGTAACCAGCCCGATATTTTTTCAGGTAGCTGTTGCCACCAGTCATATATAAACTGCAGGATAGTCGGTATTATTGTGTATAAAAATCCTGCTAGATATACCCACCAAAATAGCGAGACAGTAATAACAGTTTTCATTATCTCAAATAGTCTTGCAGGTAATTGTTGAAAAAATGCAATGGCGTTAGTAATAAACTGCGATATACTTTCCTGTATTCCAGCCCATACTTGCACCAACCAAGCCCAAAGCTCGCTTGCTTTTTGTTTAACTAAGTCCCAGTTTTTCCATAGTAACACCCCTATTGCTATTAAACCTGCAATAACTGCAATAACTATTAGTACTGGAGCGGATATACCTGCAATCACACCACCTACCACAGTAAATACAGTGCTAAGTATAGAAAATAGGCTCACAAGCCCTGTAACAACAGGAGTTAATACAAATATTGCAGTAGCTATTAAACCAAGAGCAGATACTATAGCTAGTACACCCACAGTAAGTTTTGGATGCTCCTTTATAAACTCAGCTACTTTCTCAGCGTATGGAAGCATTGCCTGTACAACTTTGTTTATTATAGGTAAAAGCTCCTCGCCCAATGTGGCACTTACCAAAGCAAGGTTATTTTTAAGTATTCCCATTTGTGAGGCAGTAGTAGCAAACCTCTTCTCAGCCTCTTCAGTAAGAGCAGAGTTTTCGCCCCAAGCTTGACTTGATTTATCAACCGCATTAACAAGCAAGTCACCTGCGTTTGCCAATGATAAAAAGGATCTAATAAGCCTTTGATCCTGTAGTCCTAAATCCTCAAGCATTGTGATAGCACCATCGCCTGCATCACCAAGACCGCTTACAAATGCTGTAAATCTCTCAATAGGTGATAAATCTTTAAATTGATCGACTGTCATTCCAGCTGTAGAAGCGAATGACTGCAAGTCCTCATTGCCTGTAGCAACAGCAGTGTTCATAGCTATTAAAACCTTTTGCACCGCAGTACCGCCAGCCTCAGCCTCTACACCAACGGAGCTCATAGCTGTACCAATGGCAAATATGTCGGATGTTACCAACCCTGCAATGCTACCTGCACCAGCTATCCTTTGAGCAAAGTTTGATATTTCGACCTCAGTAGTAGCAAAGTTATTACCCAAGTCAACAACTGTCGCACCCATTCGATCAACATTGTCTATAGGCTCTTGCATTATATTAGAAATCCGAGCAAAATCTGTCGCAGCCTGTTCGGAGGTTAGGTTAGTAGCAACGGATATTTTAGCTATAGTGTCGGTAAACTTAGTCATTTGATCCACACCCCTAACACCAAGTTGACCTGCCAATTCACCTATTTTTGATAGCTCTACATAAGAAACTGGGATTGTTTTTGATAAGCCCCTAAACCGCTCATCTATTTGTTTTAACTCCTTCTCGGTATCCGAAGCGGAGCCTGTAACTGAGTCATAGGTCTTAATAACACCTGCAAAGGCACTTTCAAAGTCAATTGCAGTTTTAGCAGATAAAGCTAAAGCACCTGTTGTAGCAGTACCCATAATAGCAAAGGATCTGCCAACCTCTGTTGCTTTTTGCGATAAAGACTTCTGCGAGGAGCCTATATTACCCGATAGTTTAGAAAAAACAGCGGATGCTTGATCTTTTGCAGTAATTATTATATTGACACCAAGATTGCTCATACTTTTATTTTATGCTTTATGTGGTTTTTTCACAACTTCCCGACTTTTACGCTCGCTATACTCATTGATTAAGTCCTCTATAGTTATGTTGATATTAAAGTCCTCAAGAGGCTCCTCCATCATTTGTTTTTTGGATAAATGAAATAGTTTTCTGTATTGGTACTCTCGAATTCTGTTAATACCCCACCTAACAACATCGGAGTCACCATAAGTTGTAGCCATGTCACCCTCCCATAGCTGTAGTCTTTCAGGATCCGCTTGTACTTGTTGGTCTGACGGCGGAGGAGGGATAACTCCGTTTACTAAGTCCCGTAAGACCTCTAACCTTTTAAATCGGTTACACCCTGATTACCTGTTAAGAATAAAAATGCGTTTACAAGGATATCAACTGGCAAGTTGCCAATCTCATCTTTGGCGATAGGTACAACCTTCTCACCATCAAACCCCTGTCCCTCTATATAGTAGTCCCCAAGTAACCTTAAGGCGTTAGAGGAAGCTTTATCCTGCAATTTAGGATCTGCAAGGATCTCTTCTCGAGTGTACTCAAGGTCATATTCCTTGCGTAACTCTAGAGACTCATTATATGAGACGGATTTAAATTTTAAAAAACAGTCTTCCCAACCTTCACCAAGCTGATCTAACTTATACTTCTTTACAACAACAAATTTGTTGCTAGTTTTAGAGGGTTTTTTTGTAGTACTCATATTAACTAATTGTATCGCATAGTAACCATTTACGCTATAGGTAAATAAACACCTCCCACCGAGCAACATGCTAAGTGAGAGGTAGAATTAAAGTTAGGAGGTCTTATTAAATGTTAGTAACTGGCTTTTGTATTTACCAAGCTACAGGTAGAGATGGAATCAAGATCATTAGCTAAGTCCCTGTTAGCTCTAAAGTTAATAGTTTGTGTAACTATTTCATCATTAGCTCTGTCAGGTTCCCAACCGCTAAAGTCTACTCTAGGCATCTGAATTGTTAGACTCTGAGTGCCATTATCAAGTTTTATTTCCATAGCCTTGTGAGATCCATTTAGCATGTAATCTCTCCAAGTATCATCGGTTAAGTTAAGTTGTATCTCACCCTCAACAGAAAATTGTCTGTTTAAAATATCTTCAGGCTGTACAGTACCCAAAGCACTGTCTCTTATAAGGTTTTTACTGATAGTAACTGCAACTTTCTTTAAACTAAGTACAGAAGCACCGCTTAAGGAAGCGATATCATTTGCAACTTTAACTTTCACATGTTCTTTTGTAAATCTACCTTCATCTGAGTAAGAAGGTGTTTGCTCTGTAAATGCCTGTCCTACTTTGGAAATAAACTCGCTCTCAAACATTACATAGTCGCCAAGTTCTGACTCTATGCTCATACTGTCGAGCATTGCTAATTTATATCTGTCATAGGAGTTAGGATCTTTAATATCCATACTTAAACTCTGATGAGTATTTGTATGGCTTAAACTAAATGCGTGAGTATATGTGCTTGATCCTGAAGTGTTAACTGCACCAAGCATATTTAATAAAATGTATCCGATGAAGTCTGATCTTAGCTGTCCTCTTATAGATCCACCTGCGTATTTTTCTACAACATCTTTTCCAAGTGAGTCCTCTAAAGCACCTATAGAAGCCTCATCCCTTGCATCTTCTGTTTTGTCAGCAACGGATAATTCAACCTTAGGTAACCAAATCGCAGGGTTTGCACCAGCTCCTCTTGAGCTTTCTTTTGCGATTCCAATTTCAACTAATCTTCCGATATATTTACTCATAGTTTTATTATTGCACTAGGCACATATTTATGCAAATACTTTTACACATTTACATCAACTGACACCATAGCAGAAATTTTTACTTCAGCCATTAACAGCTTTTCCTGTTCCAAATAAACCCAAAGCGATGGTGTCGCTCTAAGTCCCATTAGATCATAGCCACTTGGCATTGATATTCCCGATAATAGGTAATCCTGATCAAAGGCATCTAGTACATCATCTACAAGGTCTCTCATGCCAGCCCAAGCGGAGCCTGTGTCAGTATCCTTAACCTGTGTAAATAACCTTATATTCCAGCTGTAAATTCTTAAGTTTTCCTTATTTGTATTAAAACTGGATTCACTGTCGCTCTCTACCACATAACAAGCTGGGTAACCGCTAAAGTCGGATATAGGATCCGTTTTTACATCCTGTATTTTGCTTATAGAATTAAGCTTTGAGACTATTTTTGCGTGTACTATTTTAAAACTCATAATTATTTATGCCTGCTTTCTATAGATTGTAACACCGAGTTCATTTGTTTTGAAATTGTCTGTTCCCTGTAGCTCTCGGTTTCAGCTAAAGAGTCTTTTAAAAATGGGTTTGCTTTAGTCCCTCTTTTAGATATTGCCCTCGCTACCACATAAGGACTTATATTGTGCCTACTAGCCCATCCTGTAAGTGCTTTAATTGGAGGGTAGTGAGGTTTAGTACCCTCATGTACAAACACCGCATAATTCCTATTAGACCCCACCCTCGCATATAAAGGTTTTATTTCAGGTCTAGCTAAGTCACCTTGTAACTTACCTGTGTCGGAGGGAGCTTTTGGAGCAGACACCCTTGCCAATCTAAAAGCTATCAATTCAATAGCTGTTTGTATACTTCTAACAGTATCCTCAGGAGCCATTTCAAAGGCATAAGCAACCTTATCCAAGTTTGATGTAATGTTGTATTCAATCTTTGCCATTATTGTGTTGTAAGTTTTTCAACCTGAGCCTCTAGGTGTTCAGTTAGCCCACCGCCTGCACCAGCTACTCGGTACTCAACACTTTTAACTAAAAACTTCTCTATTTTTCGAGTATACCCTGTGGCATCCTTAAACCCTACCTCTAAATGATCCCCAGACTTAATATCGGTACTTACATCAGCATATACAACATACTCTTTAGTGTTAATGCTGGGTAATCCACCTCGCTCGCTATTACCAATAGGCTGTACCGCACCATCTACAGTAGCTGTAGATTGATAACTCTCTCGAAAGCCTGACACACCCTTTAAGCGTGTAATTGTTATTCTTTTATCAAAAAGTGTCGCTATTAAACTCATACATTGTAAACTCTGTACTGCTCTACTATCCCTTTGACCTCTTTATTAAGGAAGTAGGAGTCAGAGAATACAACGGAGTAACTTCCGAGTGATTGCTGACTTATACCCTCAACACCAGTTCTTTTGGATAGAGCAGTCTTAATGAGCCTCCAACTTGCAAACTCTAGATCTGCAACCTGCACAGGTATATTGCTGTAACCACCTGTAAAGCTTACCCTGTAATTAGAGTAACCCTGACTAAATATACTCCCTTTTAATCTCACTATCCCAGCCTCATAGTCTATCTCATAGGTATCGCTGTCCAAAGTGTCCCAGCTATCTGTGTCGGTTTTATATTGTATTGAAAAGCCTGCAGAGGTAGATACAGGAAATGCAAGAAGTTGTAATATACCATTACCACTCCCATTTATAAGTTTGTTGGTGTAGACAGTCTCTTTTATTCTTCTGCCTGTTTGGTTCTCTATAAACTCGGTAACTGCATTAATTAGCAGGGTTATTATTTCATCCTGCGTATTGTCAGTTATTCCAGCATAGGACTTATACCTTGCTACAGTTGTTATTGCGTGACTGTTTAAATCGCTCATATTACTTATTTAATATTATAACCTCTTTTTTTGCTGACCTTTGGAGTCATCATTTTATCTTTATACTCCCTTTTATTATCTCTAGGAGCGTAAAGTTTAGCAAGGTTATTATCAATAAGCGTGTGAGCTGTATTATTTGAAACTGTGAGCACATCATCTTTACTGACATCCTCTTGCGTTTCAGGGTTTATAAATTTTTTTAATGCTTTTATTTTTACCATAGTTGTTTCAAAGGGAGGGATACAGTAATACCCCTCCCGTTTAAATTTCGATCAAAGACTAACTAAGTTAGTTGATAGATCCTTTAACAAAAGCGTTAGTCAAAGCAAGTTTACCATCTAATCGCTCAACAACCTTGATTGCGATCTGATGTCTTGCAAATGAGTTACCCTCTTCTGTAGAAGTCTCAACAGACATTCTTTCTCTATCACCTACAAAGTAGTGCCTCCAGTCCCCAAATACAATAGTACCTGCAGTTAACTGGTTAATTTCTAGCACAGGTCTTCCCTTTATAGTTGGAAGTCCGCCTTCAGTAGCTTCTTGAATTATAGGTCGACCAGTAGTGTCTTTAACACCTGTTAAGGTTTCAATATCAGCACTGTTCATTACCCATACAGCATTAGCTCTGTAAACTTGAGGAAGTCTCCAGTACATGCTGTTAATTAAAGAAACACCAAGAGCTCCAGATACAGTCTTAAGTGTGTAAGCTGTTACACCCTTAGGTTTACCTGATCCGTTTCCTGTTAAGAAAGCAGTATTCTCTGCAGTAGCTACAGCGTCTGCAAACATTTCAACTATTAAGTTAACTACGCTTACAGAAGCGTCATTAACCAACTCTCTTGATGTTCTCAAGATAGCATTTAGTCTATGTGCAGTAAGTTGGACATTGCCAAATTGTGCTGTAGTAGTAGACATACTTTGGTTTTCAGTTCCCCAAAATACCTGTACTTCAGATGTTACTTTTGGTAATTCTAAAGTGTCTCTACTCATAGGGAATACTCTTGCTCTACTTCTTATCGCAGTAGGTCTTTTATTAAGATCTCTTACAACTTCAGCTCTGAATTCAGTAGGTACTAAATAACCACCATCAGCGTCAGTTCCTTCAGCCAAAGCCTTGATTTGAGTCTCATCCTTTTTTGCAACAGCAACAAAGAATTTAACAATCTTTTCTTCTTTTGAAAGTTCCTTCCCTTCAGTAGTATTATCACCTGCACCCTTCATAGCTTTCTGCTTTTGAGATGAATTAGCCCCAGCTTCCTTATTAATTTCAGCCATTGCTTTCGCAAAGCTATCAACTAACTTGTTAGCTAGTTTATCAACTGCTTCATCAGAGTTTTCTTTTTCGATTGCTTTTACAGCGTCATCAAATAAGGCTTTCTCTTTTTCATCCGCAGGTTTGTAACTAGGATCTTTTCTTAGACTTTCGAGTAGTTTTTCCCAGACATTCATTATTTGTCACCCCCTTTTTTTAGATTTTTTAGTGCAATCTCAATCGCTTTATCTACAAGGATGAGTGAATCCCTTAGGACTTCGGCATCCGTTCGCCTATTAAGAGCACTAATTGGTTTTTTGGAAGGATTACTGTCCCCCCTATTACCCACTGCGGAGTTCCCGACGGGAGTAAAGTTTTTAAATTGATTGGTCAAGTCATCGACATCCTTTTGTAGCTTGTCAATTTTAGCCTGTTCATCTTCTTTTTTAGCCTTAGGTTTTTTATAAAATTTATCTATTAAAGCAGTAGCTTCCTCATCTACTTTGTAGCCTTTGCTTTTAGCTAAAGCATATACATCTGACATCTCTCTCATAACTCTAGCGTCAGGGTTTGCAGGTACATTTACAGCTGATATTTCAAGTAACTCTTGTTTGCTAAAAATATAACCATTGTCACCCTGTACATACTCAACTGCTTTAAAACCTACACTAAAAGTATTTAATATATTTTTCTCATATTTTTTATATAAAAGCCTTGCAAACTCATCATCCATATCAAATACAGGGATGAAAGTTAGCTTGTCGCCATCTATTTTTATGTCTTTGATTGTTCCTATAGCTGGTGAGTATGGATTGTGTCCCCAAAGCATTACAGGGTTCTTTTTGAAGTTTTTAAGATCCCACCCCTCAACTTTGATTATATCTCCGTCTCGGTCAGTTGTGCTTGTAGAAGCAATGGAAACTTGAAGCTCGCCGTCCTGAGCTTTTTCGACATATCCTTTTATGTATCTTTTCATTTTTTTAGCCATAGTTTTAAAGTATAAATTTATTATGACACCAACTAGGCAATTACACAAATAACTAGTTAGGTATGGTTACTTCTAAGTTAAAGAATTTTATATAAAATTCTAAACAAGCTCGGAAGTTTGCAACCTCAGGATCCATTCTCGCATCCTCTATAAGCTGTCTTGCTCTAGCAGGTATAAACTCGCTTTTAACTAGGGTATCAGAGTCCTTAGTGTTTTGTATAGCACTTTTATTGTTTTTCATTTTTGTAGGATCTGTTGCTACTAAGTATATATTCTCAGCACCCAGCTTTCCTAAAGCCTCCGTTCTATGAGCCCCATCTAATATAGTATATTTACCCTCCTCGACAGTGTCCCTTATAGCGAGCATTGGAGGGAATTTTGCTCCATTCTTCATATCCTGTACATAGCGATCTACTGAAGCCCCGTCCTGCCATGAGTGTACTACAACATCATCTTTTAGGTTTAATAATCTGACTTCCCAGTTAAACTCATCGATCATACCACCAGCCCAGTCTATATTTCTGGTAAATACCTCACCTGCTTTAGTATTACGCTCATCCTGAGTTACTCCTGACAAACCATCAAAGTCAAAGGCATCATATACTCTCTGAGAGTTTTTAAAGCTACTAGGAGTCTGCTCATCATCTGTTGTAACAGGGAGTAGTGTACATCTACAGTTAGGATGTAGGGGAGGAGCGTTAACATCCCATGCACCAAATTTTAAAATACCTCCGTTTAGACCCTTGTAAGAGCTACCGCTTTTATAATAGTCATCATCGAGATCAATTATTTTACCATCCTGCGGAGCACACCACTCGCAAACTCGCTCATCTCTAGAGGTTAGCCATTCCTTTTTAACAACTACATTTGACTGTTTGTAAGCCTCCTCAGTTGCAAAATTAGAAGCCCTTATAGTCTCTGTTCTAGCTATTCGCTCTGCTCGATACTGAGTAGCCTCTTTGTACACCTTTCTAACCCTGTCGGCTAATGCATCTGACCCTTCGCCAAGTCGCTCACCTACAGTAAGCTCCCTAATAATCTGCTTCTTGGTTTCATCATTTATAGACCTGATAAAAGTACCACCGCTACCTTCTAAATAGTTTACAACCCTCTGTATATTTTCAGTAAAGTCTCTGTCTACACCTAAAAAGTCCATTGTAGACTTACCAGTTTCTTTTATTAAGTCCTGTAATATAGGTACAAGTATGTCCGCAAACAGCTTACTTTCGGTCTCACTATCAAATATAATGTCGCCCACCCCTTTAGTATTAGACTTACCTGTGTCGCTTTTCTTTAATCTGGATAGTACTTCAGCCTCCTGTTTAACAAATAAACGGCGTAATTTGTATTTAAAAAGCCTCTCATAAGGGGATTGTCGCTCTATAAACTGCTTCCAGTAAGCTTCTTTAAACTCACCATTATACTCAAAACCAGCTATTTTATACTTTTTTTTTACCTCTTTTTTAGTCTCCTCAACTGCTTTCGCAAAGCTGTCTTGTGCCTCTTCGGTACTAAGGTCAAAGTCAGGGATCTTAGTCATAGTTTTTAGTACAGCCTTCATAGTATCTTTATCCTTTGTACTAAGACTATCTATAACCCTCTTTTTTATTTTTTCAGTTATAGCCTCTTTTATTGGTCTAGGAGGAGGTGTTAAGTGCATTTTTCTTTTAATCATAGATTTCTCATCATCAGTACTATCGCTAGTAGTATCGCCACTACTATCATCTGCTGGATCCTCAGGGTTTTCATCATAGCTTGAGTCTATTGGGATTAAGTTAAATGGTATCAAAGGACTCTCGGCTCGGTCATCTTCTATAGGATCAAGACCTTCTTTTTCCCTTACCTCATTTACAGATAGCCAGTGATTTTGAATACCTGACTCATAATATCTCAGGTTCTGTGCTGTGTCAGCTGGGTATGGAGGCTCATAATCTAAAAATAAATCATCACCAAACTTAAGCACTAAAAACATATTTAAAAAGCTAACTATGTCCCTCATCAAAGGATCTATAACAAACTCTTGAAATACTGCTCGAGCTTCTTTTGCATTTGCCCTGTTTACATCATCCGTAATACCGATAATGGTCTTAGGTACTTGAAATATAGAAAGGATATCATCCCTACTCATTGTTTTTAGGGTAGCAAAATCCATATCCTTTTGATTGTGCGTCATATCTTGCCACTTTAAACCGCCCTCTAAAATAGCAGTCTTAAAAGCGTTCTCTCTACCTTGATATTTGTTAGTCCACTGTTCCTCAAGCCTTCGGCGTGTATCTTCTTTAAGGTTTGTTTCAGTAGTTAATATACCGCTAGGTCTAGCTGAATTATAAAAAAACCTTCTATTAAAGTCAGTTGCAAAGTCATAAGAGTCTATCTCGGAGGCACCAGCCTTTACTAGGGATAAGCCTCTGTAAGGGTTAGTTGGATTAAATGTTTTAAAATATAAAATATCCTCAAAAGGTATTCTAATATGGTGATCAGGATTACCCGACCCACCTTGCCTAAATATTACGCTGTCAATCATTTTCTCTTTACCTACTTTTATGTCTACCCAGTCAGGTCTAAGAGACCACATTTCAGTAGGGGATCCTGTATTGTCATCAGGTAGTACCCAAAAGAAAGCCTCCCCTGATAAATCCTTGTAAGCCTGTATATTTTCAAAAAACATTGATTGAGTTGAGTACTCATTAGGTTTTGCGATAAGGTTTAATAAGGCGTGTTCTGTAACCTCAGTCCAATCAGTACCTTTCCTGCGGTATAGATGAAGCTTTATATTACCAACCTCTCGAGACCTGGCAGACACACACCTCATAACATAGTGTTTATAGGCATCTAGATAGTCAGAAGATTTCCTTGCAGGAGGTTCAGGCATATCAATAATAAAGTCAGGTCTGTATATAGGAGCTTTATTGCTTAGTTTTTTCTCGATGTCTTTTCCTATATCCGATGACTTTGCTTCTTCCTGGTTTAAACCGAAGATGTTTGCGATGTTATCTATTAAGCTCATATTTTTTAAATAATGTTTATTTCGGGTTCAGGTTTTTCCTGTTCCTTAGCAAAAGCATACTCCGCTAGAGCCCAGCTGTCAGGATAGTCATCATGTGCATTCGGATCATCGGGATGATGTACCGATAACAAACCACCCTTGTACTCTCTTTGTAGTGCTATTACCTGTTTTAAAAATTCCTGATACTCCCTACTACTTTCAAGTATCGCACTCTTAGGAAGTCTGGTCAATTTATTATCTATCTGCACCTTGAGGGTTTTATACATCTTATCCTTTTCGGGCAGGCTAAAGCGGATCCTGTGTAATCCATTCTCTTCGCAATCAAACTCTGTATTACGCTCAAACATATCAGGCATAAAATCACCTTGTCCTGTTGAGTCAATGGCTATTGCCCTAACCTTAAAACCACCCGAATATTTAATGTAGCTATTATTATCTCTTATTATTTGTTTTTTCTCATCTCGCTGTACTCCGAGTATTAACTGCTCTAGCATATAAAACTGGTCTTGGTAGTTTTCACCCCTGATCTGTAACCAAAATAGTAACTCCTTTAGCTTCCTCTTTTCATTCCATCTAAGTACTGTTGCTACAGTAGAGTCAGGATGTTTAGCTGTATCAATACCCACATAGTGCCAGCTTTTACGCTCACTGTTAATAAGAGATACTTCGGGATCCATAAGAGCCTCCATTTTAGCTTTGGTAATAAACTGACCTGTACCAAGTATCCAAAGCAGTCTGTAGGGAGCCTTAAACTCATCACTATCTTCTCCGAGTCGCTCCTTCTCTCCAACCACAAAGCTTTCATACTTTAACAACTCCTCATCGCCTGTAAGCTCATATAACTCTCGGCGTTGTTTAATAATAAGCTCATAAGGGTACTCATAACTCCTCTTAGCAGGATCATTTAAGCCGTTATAAAAATAGCAAATCTGAGTGCCTGCAGTACCAATAAATATTCTTGGAGCATTGGTAGAAGCACCCATAGGAAATACAGAGGTCTTCATTTTACGCTCTCGCTTTCCTGTAAGTAGGTGAGCCTCCTCAAATATTAATATATCCAGCGTCTTTGATTCAGGATTGGATGTTTCTGTAATAGGAAATACAACACACTGAGCAATAACTTTGTCCTCTGCCGATCTAGTTGTAGAGCTTAGCGTTATGGTATTAGCGTTATACTCATCAAACTCTAGACCATAGTCAAACTTAACAACTACTAGAGCCTCTTTAAGCCTGTCAAAGTCCGTTTTAGCCTGCTCCTTTTGCGGAGCAAATATACCAGCTCTAAGCCTTCTGCCTGTAATATCCTTAAAATAGACCATCAAAAAGCACATTGTAAGTACAGTTACAGTAGTTTTACCCGATTGCCTTGAAAATTCTATAAATATCTCTTCAGCAGACTTACCCTTAGGAGGACTGACTACAGCGTGTATTATATTGTTTGAGACTTCTTTTTGTGCAGGTATAAGGTAGCCTTTAAACCCCTCAGTATTCTTACTAAAGTATTTTACAAAAAACCAGTCTCTTAAAGCATATATAGCAGGGAGTGACCCCTCGCCTTTAAATAATAGGTTTGTCATACCTATATTTTACTGTTTCTCTTCACTTTTTGCAGGTTTTTGATCTTTATCCTGCACCTCTTTAACTTCAGGGAGTGCCTTAGTGTTGTGATAAGTAGATAAAAACTGGTTTAGTGTCTCCTCAGCTAATCCGCCCTTTTGTGTTATCTCACCTAAGTTTCTGGTAAATATGCCTGCATCGAATAGCTTATCAAAAACTTCTTTTTGAGTAACAATGATGGTTCTCGCTGCATTTATTTTTTCATGTGCTTTGGTATCCTTGCTCTGGATTATTTTCCACATCTCTAGTACCACCTCATTGCCTTTGTTTACAAAGTCGGTCAGAAACTTCTGCAAAGTAGCCCTGTCAGTTTCTTTTTCCATTCGGATTTGGATTTTTTTCATCCTTTTATAGATGAAGTCCTTATCCATATTCATAGCCTCAGCAATATCCATACCTGAAACCGCAGGGTTTCTAACAATAGCAGACCTAATCTGTGCGTCTATTGACCTGATTTTTTCCTTTGAGTATCTTGGCATTGTAATCCCCCTTATTCCCCTTTATTACTTAAAAAGTTAGTGTATCTTTTACGGATCACATCACAGTATTTTGGATCAAGCTCCATAGTAAAACAAGTGCGTTTCATTTGCTCGCAGGCTATAAGGGTAGACCCCGACCCACCAAATAAATCCAATACTACATCATCACCTTTTGTGCTGTTAGATAAAGACCTCGCTATTAACCTAATAGGCTTCATAGTTGGATGGTCTTTTGACACAGTAGGTCTCGAAACATCCCACACAGTTGTTTGCTTTCTGTTTCCATACCACTTATGAGCACCACCAGCTAACCAGCCATATAAAATAGGCTCATGCTTCCAATGGTAATCTTGCCTTCCCATAACCAATATATCTTTATTCCAAATAATACATTGCTTTAAATCAAACCCAGCCTCTTGAAAAGCTTTTCTAAAGTTTAAACCCTCGCTATCAGCGTGACAGATGTAAGCTACACCACCTGTTTTGAGATGCCTTGCCATATTTTGAAATGATGCAAATAAAAAGTTATAAAATGCTGTGTCATCCTCAAACTTGTCATTGTCTATTTTTAAAGCGTCCTTAGTCTTTCCTGTGTAATCAACATTATAGGGAGGATCTGTAAATACCATGTCGGCTTTTACATCACCCATTAGTGTTTTAACATGCTCAGGGTTTGTAGCATCACCACACATAACCCTGTGTCGACCCAGCTGGTAAACCTCACCAAGTACTGACTCAGTGTTATTTTCATCAACTTCGGGAGTTTCATCCTCCTCCATGTCATCGGGAGCAAACCTTGAAAGGAATATATTTATATCTAAACCCTCGCCCAAGTCCAGCTTATAATCTTCTAAGGGTAGGTCTAATTGATTTTTAGTAAGTAACTCAGCTAGTGCGTCCTCTTCATAGTAGCCAGCCTTATCATTGTCAGATAAAGCATACTCAACCTCTTCAGCTTCGGTCTTAGGGTTAACAATAGAAACCCAAACTTCAGAAATACCAAGCTCCCTGTATGCCCTAATTCTCATATTTCCACCGAGCACCTTACCTTCGGGAGTACATATAACAGGTTTATATTGACCCAGCTTCTGTATCTGTCTCTTTAGTCTCTCGAAGTCCTCCTGCTTTATCCCTCTCGGGTTTTTGTCCCAATTGTGAAGTTCCGAGATATTTCGGTAAACTTTGGCGTTCGAGTTTGTATCTGTATCTTTCATAATAGCATTTAGGACATAAGTCCTCTGTAAACTTTGTAATTATTGCAAGGTTATTATAACAACCCTCGCACCTTCTGTTAGTAACAAGCTTTGGAGCACTAAGCCACTCTTCATAAGTCATTTTTTAAATAACACATAGACAGTAGCCAGCCACTTCAGTCCGAACAACCAAATGTAATCTGCGAAGTGACCTGTGAGGATCTGTATAACTAGAAATATGTCTATACCGATCACCACTATCCAAAATATAAATAATTTGTTACTCATAAGTATATCCTTACTATATCACTATACACTCCCCTACTCCGAAGGGTATATACCCCTATTTTTTAAACAATGGCGTAGTTACGCCAAATAACCCCACCTCACTAAATTAAGCCAGTAGAGTAGGGGAGACCCCTACTTGTCATAGTAATTAGGCTTTTTTGCTACTGTGTAGGGATTTAATCAAATCTAAGTAATCTATAGCAGATAATTGCACATCATAAGCTTTTCGAGTACTCTCACCGTATTTTGCGACCTCTTTTTGCCTCTCCTCAGCAGACATAAGCCTTTCAATATCTTCAGCATTCTTTGCAACTGGCATATTTAGTAATCTAGCCGATACTGTTTTGTTGTTGCTTTTAAAACTAAATTTATAGTTAGATGTAGGAGCATCGGGTAAAAGTACAAAGTCATGCTTTATTATCTCACTATTTACAGTCTCATTATCATATTTGACAAACTTACTTTTATAAAAGCCCGACTCTATCAAAGGTGAGTCAGATATTACAGTAAGCTCTAAATCAAAGTATTTAAGCGTTTCTATAGCCTGAGGCAATACCACCTGAGCGTTACCGCTGTAACCAAAGTAAACACAGCTTTTAGATTTTCCTGTGTGCTCTTTTTTAGGATTGCTGTAAAAATCTAAGTCCATCCTGTCGGGTATTACATATACAGGTATGTCTACAAACTTAATCAAAGCTTCCCTTAATGCGTCTGTTGAAACAGTAAATGCATCAACCATAGAAGCTACCTCTACAATAGGTCTGGAGTCTAGCCAGTCAGGATCGCATAAATCAAATATTTTAATGCCGTTGTAAGCTTTCATGTGGTCTTTGTAGTAAGCCTTTTGATATATGACAGCATCATAATTTTTACCAATTAAAAACTCCTCAGCTTCTTTTAAGTACTTAATTATCCAATCACCTCTAATTCTAGATGACCCGACAGATCCAACTTTACGCCTCTCGAATTTTTCCATTGTTAATATCCCTATATTCATAATATGACCTCCACAAAATAACCTATATGGTTTAATTTATAACTGTCACCTTGTTGCAATCTGACCTTGCTCATTCTTAAACCTTCCTCAGCATAGAAATTGGCAAGCTCTATCGCACCCTCTGTTGCAACTCTAGGTGTTATCTTAATATCTTTTACACTAGGAGCAAGGCTAGGTATTACTCGCTCAAACCACTCATCTGTGTATCTTAGATAGTCCCAATTATCATGAATAGGGTTTATAAATGGAGTTGAAATAAAAAGCCTCTCTTTAGTTAGCATAAGCAAGTTTTTAACAACCTGTACAGGGTTATAACAGTGCTCCATTACCTCAAGACAAAAAACATAGTCAAACTTTAAGTTTGTTTTAGCTTTTAAATTAAGATCAGCTATCATTGATGGATCAAGTGATGTGTCTATATCCATAGTCTCATAAGTTGCAGGTACACCTTTAACCCACTTAGTAACTTTATAAGGTGATAAATCACCTGAGCCAATATCAAGCACAGATTTACCTGTTACATCAATGTTATTCACAAACTTTACTAATTGTTGTCTTGATAATGAGCTCATTTTTTAAATATAAGTAACTTAATAAACTCTAGGATCTTAAAAGACTGGCTTTTCTTAACTATGTAATACTTTGTAATATTCTTAATCTGTAGTGTAGTAATAGTATTCTGATA